TGCTGCAACAACAATTGATATTAATGGTGCTATTGCAATGGATGGTGCTATTACTGGTGCTACTAATATTACTTTATCAGGAGAATTAGACGCTGCAACTTTAGATATATCTGGTAATGCAGATATTGATGGAACATTAGAAGCAGATGCATATACTCTTGAAGGTTCAGCTTTTATTAAAGTTGAAGGAACAAATTTTACAGACAGTTTAATAGTAGGTCATGCAACAACAGGAACTTTAAGCTCAGCATCATCGAATACTATCGTTGGTATTGATGCTGGTGATGCGATTACTTCTGCTACTGGTAATACAATCTTAGGTAAAGGTGCTGGTACAGCAATAACAAGTTCCAGTAGTAATACATTAATAGGTGTAGATGCTGGTGCGGCTTTAACTGCTACTTCTTCAGCTAATGTAGCTGTTGGTATGGACGCTTTAAAAGCTGCTACAAATAGTTCAACTGAAAATGTTGCTATAGGTTGGAGGTCTTTACTAGCCGCTACTTCTGGTGATTATAATACTGCGGTGGGTAAGCGATCTGGAGATAGTATTACTACAGGTTCATACAATTTAATGTTGGGGAAAGACGCTGGTCAAAATTTAGTAGATGGATCAGGAAATATAATTATTGGAACTGCTGATACTGCCGCTACCGATTCTGCAAGAACATTAAAAATCGCTGGTTATGATGGTTCAACAACTACAACTTGGATAACAGGTGATAGTTCTGGTAATGTAACAATGCCAGCTGAATTAGCAGCAGCTACATTAGATATTTCAGGAGCTATTGACATTGATGGTACAGCAAATTTAGACACTGTTGATATTGATGGTGCAGTTCAATTAGATTCAACGCTTACAGTTGGTGTTGATGACACTGGTTATGATGTTAAATTATTTGGTGCTTCTGCTGGTGCCTACATGGAATGGGATGAAAGTGCAGACCAACTTAGAATTATGGGAGCATCTGCGGATGCGACTACGAGTACAGGTAAACTTCTTTTAGCTACATCTTTAACAGATATTAATGCAAATGACGTAATAGGAAAAATAGAATTTCAAGCTCCACATGAAGCTGGAGGAACAGACGCTATTACGGTTGCTGCTTCTATTCAAGCTCTTGCTCAAGCTACATTTAGTTCTTCTGTCAATGCAACAGATTTAATATTTTATACAGGACATTCAGAAGCAAATACAGAAAAGTTTAGATTTACTTCTCAAGGAGAGTTGGGTGTCGGAGGTGCTAATTATGGTACCGATGGACAAGTCCTAACATCTACTGGCGCAGGAACAGCTCCAGCATGGGAAGATTCTAGTGGTGTTGCTGGAAAAGTTGAAGGAACAAATTTTACAGGAAGTTTATTAGTAGGTCATTCAACATCAGGAACTTTAAGTTCAGCTGCTTATAATACAGGCGTTGGACTTGCGGCTTTAGATGCTTTGACTTCTGGAGATAATAATACTTCAGTTGGTTATTTAAGTGGTACTGGAATTACCACAGGTTCAACAAATACTTTGATAGGAACACAATCTGGACAATTAACAACTACATCATCAAATAATACTGCTCTTGGATTTAAAGCTGGACAAACATTTAATACTAATGCGCATTGGAACACTTGTTTGGGAACAAATGCTGGTGATGCAATAACCTCAGGCTCAGGTAATGTTATAATTGGTGGACAGGCAGATGTTGCTAGTGCAACAGGAGATCATCAATTAGTAATATCTGGTTATGATGGTTCTTCAACAGTTTCATGGATTACAGGTGATAGTTCTGGAAATTTAACTTTTAAAAGAGTAGATACAGGTGACGACAATCCTTATGTACTTACATTACAAACAGGTGAAACAGATATTGCATCAGCCGATATTCTAGGTTCAATCAATTTTCAAGCGCCCGATGAAGGTGCAGGTACAGATGCAATTTTAGTTGCAGCTGGTATTGAAGCAGTATCAGAAGGAGACTTTAGTTCTTCAAATAATGCTACAAAATTAAGTTTTAAAACTGCAGCTAGTGAAGCAGCAGCGGAAAAGATGTCTTTGTCTTCTGCTGGACTTCTTACAGTTACTGATGATCTTGTAATTAAGAGTGGAGGTACAATAGGTGGTGCAGGTGATACAGATTTATTAACTTTAGGTTCAGCTATATTAACTGTTGCAGGTGAAGTTCAGGCAACGACTTTAGATATAGGCGGAACGAATATATCAGCTACAGCAGCAGAAATAAACTATTCTGACCTTGCAACATTAGGTACAACAGCAGCATCAAAAGTATTTACGGCAGATGCTAATAATTTAACAAAAATAACAGGTGGTGTATATTTAGAAGAAGCTACATTAAGCTTTGACGCTACTCAAGACTGGGATGTAAGAGCATCTCCAGTTGCAGCAGTGGTACTAACAGCTAATGTAACTTTTGATGCACCTTCAAATCCTACAACAGGACAGTATATCTCTATTCTTTGTATTCAAGATGGAACAGGAAGTAGAACTATCGCCTGGAACGCCGTATTCGAGTTTACAGGGGGAACAGCCCCGACGGCTACAACAACGGCAGCCAAGGGTGATTTATTTACCTTTAGATATCATAATTCACATTGGGTAGAAGTTGGAAGGAACCTTAACTTAACAAGGGCTTAATATTATGTATGCACTAATAACAGACGGATCAATAGCAAAATACTTAAATGGTAATAAAGGACTTACTATTGGAAGTATTCAATATCCACAAAATATTTTTACTTTATGGACAGAAGCTCAAAGAAATGCCATTGGAATTTATGAAGTTATTCAAAACAACGCTAAGAAAAAAGACGAAGCGTATTATAATAATACCAATCAAACTTTTACTTATGACGCAGATGCGGGAACGGTAACCGCAACTTATGGTGACGCAACGGCTAAAGCTCATGCGGACACTACTTGGACACAAGATGAAATAGATGACGGAAAAGCTCCAGCTGGTGCTGATACTGATACTATTGCTATTAGAGGATTAAAATATAATAGAATACAAACTATTAAATCTCAAGCTGCAAGTATATTACAAGACACAGATTGGTACATCGTTAGAAAAGCAGATGCAAATACGGCGGTGCCTTCAGCTATTACAACATTTAGAGCAGCAGTAAGATCAAAAGCTGCAGCAATGGAAACTTTAATTACCAATGCATCAAATACTCCAGCGATAGAAACTTTATATACTTATGTTAATACGGCAGATGAAGGGGATCCTGTTGTACTGGAAAGACCATTAGGAGAGTTCCCAGAATTAGGATCTTAACATGGCTTTTCTTATAGGTGGAGCAAATTCAGCAGCAGATACAGGGTTTAGTGTAGCCAACTCATGTAGGTTTAATGATGGAAGTAGTGATGATTTAACAAGAACACAAGATTCAACAAATCCTACAAATGGATATAAATATAGTTTTTCTACTTGGATTAAAAGAGGTGCTTTAGGTGCTGTAATGACTTTGCTAGGTAATTACAAAGCTGACAATGAAGTTGGATATATTCATTTCAATGCAAATGATTTTTTAGAAGTTTATGACTTTCAAGGTTCTGGTCCAGATTTAAACTATACAACAGATATGAAATTTAAAGATATATCCTCTTGGTACAATATTGTTGTTAGTGTAGATGGTACTAGAAGTGCAAATGCAAGATGTAAAATTTATGTCAATGGCTCACAGGTAACTTGTAGTTCAACAGTAGATACAGGTGGTTTACTTGGCATACAATATGCTGACGCAACAAATGGTTTGAGAATAGGTTCAAGAGGTAGTTCTGGTGGAACAATAGGTTATCTTGATGGTTATATGGCAGAAACTATTTATATTGATGGAGAAGGATTAGCACCAACAGACTTTGGAGAATTCAATTCTGATTCACCTACAATTTGGCAACCGATAGATGTATCAGGATTAACATTTGGAAATAATGGTTTCTATTTAGATTATGAAGATAGTTCAGCTTTAGGTGCAGACGTATCTGGTAACTCTAATAACCTTACAGTTAATAATCTAGCCGCAACAGATCAAACTACAGATACACCGACTAATAATTTTGCAACATTAAATCCTTTAGTACCAAATGCAACTACATTTTCAGAAGGTAATACTAAATTTACAAATAGTAGTGGTGCAAACTGGAGAGTAGCTTTAAGTACAATAGCGGCAAGTGCTGGAAAATGGTATTGTGAAGTAAAAATAACAGAAATTGGTGGTGGATCACAAATTGGTGTAGCTGATATGAATAATTTACCAGCTAGTTTAGCAACAGATATAGGTTCTGCTAGTTGGAGTTGGTCTTATAACTCATCTGATGGAAATAAAAGACATTCGGCAGGAAATGGTGGCTCATCTTTTGGTGATTCTTTTACAACAGATGATGTTATGGGTATTGCTATGGATATAGATAACTATAAATTATATTTTGCTAAAAATGGTACATGGCAAGATAGTGGAGATCCAACATCTGGAGCAACTGGTACAGGAAGTGCATTTGATTTAGATGCTGGTGGTGCTTATGCTTTTGGTTTTACATCAAATGATGCAGGAACTGATCCAGTTTTAGATATTAATTATGGCAATCCATCTTATGCTAATTCTTCAGATGCCGCAGATGCAAATGGATATGGTGCTTTTGAATATGCTCCACCATCAGGATACCTTGCGTTATGCACAAAAAATTTAGGAAGTGATGGAGGTTAAATGGCAGTTTATACAACAATAGACGATCCTTCAGCATATTTTAAAGTTCAGCTTTACACAGGTAATGCAACGAATGATACCGCAATAGTTTTCAATGATACCGATACAGATATGCAACCTGATATGGTTTGGATTAAATGCAGAGATGCAGCTGAAAACCATTCTTTATCAGATGTAATACAAGGAGATGCTACAGGTAGAGATGGACTTGCTGTTTTACATCCTAATACTACTCAAGCTGAAGATAATGGTGCTGGAAATTTATATGTGGAATCATTAGATAGTGATGGTTTTACTATTGGAGCAAACGATCAAGTTAATGTTAATACTAAACTTCATACCAGCTGGAGCTGGAAAGCTGGAACAACATCAGGTTTATCAGGTGGAACAATAACACCTTCTGCTTATTCAATTAATACTACATCAGGTTTTGGAATGTATGGTTATGCAGGAAATTCAACAGCTGGTGCAACGATTACTCATGGTTTGGGTGCAAAACCTGGCTGGATAAGTTGTAAACGATTAAATGATACTGGCGGATGGACAACATATAATTCAGGTGCAGGTGCAACAAAATTTGCTTATTTAGATTTAACTGATATTTTTGATTCAGGTAGTACAGAGTGGAATGATACTGAACCTACAACAAGCGTGTTTTCTTTAGGTACACATGGAACTGTAAATAATAGTGCTGGTACTTATATCGCTTATGTTTGGGCAGATGTTCAAGGCTTTTCGAAATTTGGATCCTACGAAGGAAATGGAAATGCAGATGGCTCCTTTATTTACACAGGATTTAAACCAGCTTGGGTTATGTGTAAATCGATAGATAGCACAAGTTCTTGGCATATATTTGATAATAAAAGAGAAGGTTTTAATCCTGATAATGATACCCTTGTAGCAGAAGCAACTACTGTAGAACCTACAACTGATATGATTGATTTATTATCCAATGGTTTTAAATTCAGAATTGCAACTGATCCAAATGTTGCTGAAACATATGCGTACATGGCGTTCGCAGAATCACCATTCGTAAATTCAAACGGAGTACCAAACAACGCAAGATAATTATGCTACAAAAAATTAACATACAACCAGGATTTAATAAACAAGTAACCGCAACGGGTGGCGAGGGCCAATGGATTAGTGGTGACTATGTTCGTTTTAGATATGCCACACCTGAAAAGGTGGGAGGTTGGGCTCAATTAGGAGACAGCACTCTTACAGGAAGAAACACAGCACTACATCATTTCGTCAATGCCAGTGGTATTAAATACGCTGCATTAGGTACAAATAGATTTTTATATATATATTCTGGAGGAGCGTTCTATGACATTACTCCGATTAAAGCTACAACAACATTAACCAGCGCTTTTACAACAACGAATGGCGATGCAACAGTTACAATCACTTTTGCATCTGATCATAATATTACAAAATATGATATTGTCCGTTTGGATAATTTTTCTACTATCACTGATTCTAATTTTGACTCTGATGATTTTGACGATACTAATTTTATGGTAGCAACTGTTCCAAGTTCAACGACTATTACAATTGAAATGGGATCAGTCGAATCTGGATCAGGAGCATCCACATCAGGTGGAATAAGAGTTCAACATTTTTATTCAATAGGACCTGCGGTTGAAGAATCAGCTGCTGGTTGGGGACTAGGTCTTTGGGGTGGTACTGTTGCTGGAGAAGTTTTTAACACATTAAATGGTGCATTAACTTCAGGTTCATCTAGTATAGTTTTAGCAAGTTCATCATCCATGCCTTCATCAGGAACAGTTTTAATAGATAGTGAAAGAATTGCTTATACAACGAATACTACTGGTACTAATACTTTATCAGGATTAACAAGAGGAGCAGATAATACAACAGCTGCATCACACTCGGATGGAGCAACGGTTACTGATGCATCGGACTACACTAAATGGGGTGCATCGCAAACTGGAGATATTATAACGGCCCCTGGTCTATGGTCCTTGGACAATTTTGGAAATAAATTGATTGCAACTATATTTGATGGTGCAACTTTTGAATGGAATTCAGATGCTGATAGTGCAACATCTACAAGAGCAACAATTGTTGCCAATGCACCAACAGCAGCAGTACAGACTTTGGTATCTACACCCGATAGACACTTAGTATTTTTTGGAACAGAAACAACAATTGGAACAACATCAACTCAAGATGATATGTATATACGTTGGTCGGATCAAGAATCAATTAATGCATCAACTTCGTATACACCTTCAGCAACCAATACCGCTGGTACACAAAGACTGGCCGACGGAACACGGATCGTTGCAGCGATTAGAGGTCGGGATGCAATTTATGTTTGGACCGATACATCTTTATTCATTATGAGATTTGTTGGTGCACCTTTCGTATTTTCATTTCAGCAAGTTGGAACGAACTGCGGATTGATTGGAAAGAATGCAGCTGTCGAAGTGGATGGTTCTGCTTACTGGATGTCGGAAAATGGTTTCTTTAGATACACTGGTAAACTAGATTCACTAGCATGTCTGGTTGAAGATTATGTTTACGATGATATGAATACAGTTCCTAAACAACATATTTATGCAGGATTAAATAACTTATTTGGTGAAGTAACTTGGTTCTATCCAGGTAGTGGTGCTGCATCTAACAATAGATCAGTCACTTATAATTATATGGACTCAACACCGGAGAGACCTGTATGGACTACGAGTACGCTAGCAAGATCTGCATGGTCGGACTCACATATATTTGGAAAACCACATGCAACAGAATATGATTCAAGTGCAACTAGTGACACTACAGTTGGTAATACGGATGGTGTTACAGTTTACTATGAACACGAAACAGGACAGGATCAAATTAAAGCAGGAGCAAGAACGGGTATTTCAGCAAGTATAGAATCAGGTGACTTTGATATATCAGCAACACAGGGTGGTGGAGCAGATCTTAGAGGAGACGGAGAACACATGATGAAAATTAGAAGAGTGCTTCCAGACTTTTTACAACAAACAGGTGATGCAAGAGTGACATTAAACTTAAAAAATTATCCAACGGACTCGCAGGCAAGTTCATCCTTAGGTCCTTTTACTACAACTACAAGCACAACTAAAATAGACACACGTGCAAGAGCACGAGCTATATCTTTAAAGGTTGACAATACCAGTACTAAACAACACTGGAAACTTGGAACGTTTAGATTAGATATACAAGCGGATGGGAGAAGGTAATGGCTAGAATAGTACAATCATTAACACAACCTTTAGAAAAATACGATCAACAGATACAACAATCATTTGTAAGAGACGTTGATAGTATAGTACAAAAATTAAACACATCCTTTCAACAGGATATAAAAGAAGAGGCGGAAGCGGAAAGCTTCTTTATGGCATAATGGCTAATACATTTGTGAACAAAAAAGTAGATTTAACGAGTACGTCGGCTACGACACTGTACACTGTACCCACAGCAACAACCGCTGTGATTAAATCCATCCTCGTGTCCGAAGATTCAGGAAACGCGGATACAATAACAGTTACAATAACTGATACAGATAGCGCTGTTTTCAGCCTATTTAACGTTAAAGCAATCTCGGCCAGTGGGACATCAGAATTATTATCTGCACCACTAGTCGTCGCAGAGAGTGAAATTATAAAAGTAACCGCAGCAACGGCAAATAGATTACATGTCGTATTGTCTGCGCTCGAAATTAAACCTAGAGTTGTTACAACATAGGCTTGATTTATGCGTACAAACAAAGTAATATTATAAACCCGGGTGAAATTCCTGCTCTTAACAAACTAACAAAAAATTATGGCTATAGATAGAACAGGAATATCATCACTAGACACGGGAGCATCGGACATTACCTATTCAGGTAATGAAGGTCCTAAATCTCCAGATCAACAATTAATGGCTTCTGCTGATCCTATGTTAGTAGAAGAATATGATAAATACGTTTTTGAATTAAAAGAAATTCGTCCAGAAGCTACACCAATGTCATTTAGAGAATTCGTTCAACAAGTTATGTCAGGTATGGCTGATGGCGGAAGAGCGGGATATATTCATGGAGGTATAACACACCTTGATGGAAGAAGAGGATTTTTTGCAGGAGCTGAAGTAACAAAAACAGCGCCAGGAACTTACACAGCAGCCGAAGGCGGAATCGCGAGACTGGGATATCGTGGAGGACAACTCGTTCAACCCGGACCAGGAAGACCTGGGTATCAAGGACGACCAGGAGGACATCATCCTGGAGTTGGGGATGGACCTAGTTTTGATA